TTAGGGCACAGAACGAAACGAACATGCAGCAGCTGATGGGCTTGGCTTATGGGGACGACGAGGACGTCGACAAGTTCCTAACGATCAATCCGTATGAGATGAAGCTGACAGCGAAGAGCATGCGGGAAATCTCAGCGTTGCAGCGGCAGGTTGCTAAGGATCGTGGGGGCAACCCAGATGTCCGTTCGGCGCTGGCTGGGGTTCAGTCGATGCTGATAGCGTCGGGAGTGAACATGCAGGATAAGGAGGTTATGGCCCGGTTCCGCGGGGCCTTTGTGGATGGTTATTACGACTGGAAGAAGCAGAACCCCGGGAAGGTGATGCAGCAGGAAGATATGAACACCATTGCGGCGCGGCTGTTGGTCAAGGCTCATTCGCCGAGCTTCGGGCTACCTTGGAGCACGGACTTCACCTTCAATCTGCCGCTGCCGCCAGAGGTCGAAGAGCAGCTTCGAGCGGCCAACCCGAATCCGAGCGATGCCCTGCTGGAGCAATGGCGGATGCAGTTTGCACATAAGCAATTCGAGGCCGCGACCAAGAAGAGCCAAGAGCGATGGGACAAGTAGAAGACATTCTAGCGGGGGCGCAGAACTTTAGGTCGGCCGCTGGGGCCCAGGCCTATGGCGTAGCGGATGAGAACCCTGACGATGCGGCTCAGGCGATCAACCTGAGCAACGCAACGGGGGCTCCAGCTGCTGCGATCCACGCCAACCTTGATGAGTTTAGGGCCCAGACTAAGGCTTCGGCGTCGGCTGACATTGTCCGTAACAACGCTATAATTTCGAACTACGTTGCGAGCCATCCGCTAGCGGCCAGCGTTAGCAATGATGATTGGCCAATGCTGGATAGGATCAGCAGACAGGGCTCGGCGCTGCGGACGGCTTGGGAATACCTCAACCCTTCCCGGATCGGCAAGGCGATCAGCCAGGCGCAGTCTCCGCTGACGGCCGCTGCGATCCTAGCCCCGCCAGGGGTTTGGGACGCGGTCCATGGGCTGGAGCAGCGGATCCAAGCCTACGATCCGCTAAGCAAGATTGGCCAGGCTGGCCTTGAGCAGGCTCAGCATGCTTGGGCCGATGCTGACGAGACCCAGCAGATCGAGGCCTATCAAGGGCCAGGCTCGAGCATCCCGCCGGTCAAGACCACGATGCGTGAACTGAACGTGGTCCTCCAGGCGATGGCTGCGGGGATGGGGTTTGTCACTGGCACGGCAGGAGCGGCTGGAACAGCGGTTGGCGGCGAGCAGTTTGGCCGGGATATTTCGGCCATGACCGAATACGAAATGACCAAAGGGGAGGGGGCGCATGTAGAGGTTGGCCCTGAGGCCGTAGCCAAGGTCTTTAAGGATCGAACCGATTTCGCCCAGGCCATGCTGGACTACCAGCGGATGGCAGGGGTGCCACAAGATCAGCTAGCCGGGGTAGCCAGGTTAAGGCCAGAGGCGGGGGTCACCGAAGGCAAGGCTCCAACCCCACCACTGCCAGCGCAGGCAATCACCGACCTGCCAAACTATAATGAGATAGCGGCGCGGCTCCTTGGGCGGGTCCGGCCTTGGGTCAGCAACGGGAAGGATGTGCCGACGGGACTGGACCCGGACATCGACAAGAGCAAGGCCCAGCAGAACATGCAGCTGGTTGGGAAGCTCGAAGAGATCGTTGATCTGGCCCAGAACAGCGAAACGCGGAACCGATCCTATGAGATGTTCGGCAACCTGGTCAAAGGGACGTTCGGCGATAACAACATTGGGCTGAGCGCGGAGGGGGCCCTGGCCCTATACGGGGATAAGATCCCGAGCCCGGACGATGGTATCCTTGGCTGGGTGCCGAACATAGCAGAGCAACTCGACCGGGCCCGAGCGGTTGGATCGGACATCCTGATCCCGCAAGCCGATTTGGTGGGTCGGATCGATCCGGCGCTAATGCGGCAGATGGCTGATCATACTAGGTTCTTCCCTGGTGGGGTTACCAAGGCCGAGCTGGATGCGACCCCGCCTGAAGCGCCGAAGCAGATCATAGGGGACCTGCCAGCGCCGCGGGCCGAGCCCGCTGGGCCCTTTGCCAAGCCTCCGCCTTTGCCGACCCTGCTCGATGCGGCCCTACCCCAAACTCGAGCCGCCCATTCGCTAGAGCCTATGTTCGCGATGGGCGATCGCAAGCTGAGCCTGGAGCTAACCAAGCTTCCAACCAGAGATGAGATCGCCCAGCAACGCTATGGAGCCAACTTTGATCAGCTTGAGCCGCACGAGCAGGAGTGGGCCCAGGAGCAGCACAACTATGTTCAGCGATGGACCAAGGGGTTCGGCGATAAGATGGATCGGTACAACATCAACAACGAACGTGGGGAGAAGGTTGGGGAGCTGGAGTTGGTCCGTGGCGACGGGAAGCTCCTGGTTAATATGATCAACGGCGAAGGGGGGCTTTGGAGCAACTCGTTTGGGCCGGCCCTGATCATGGACCTGGCCCGGCAGGTGAAGGCGCTCTACCCTGATTATGTTGGGGCCGACGGGAAGATTGGCATCACGGGGTTCCGCGTTAGCGGGGCGCGGGAGCGGGCCGGCGCAACGGGGGTGGCAGAGGTTCGCCTAGATGAGGGAGCTACTCCTGAGGCCCTCGAGGCGCACGAAGCGTTCCGGCAGCTTCTTCAGGATCACTTCAATGTGCCGAGTGGTTGGGAGGTTGCTGGTGGGCCAACTCAAGAAACCATGAAGGGTGCTGAGGCAGAGCAAAATGCTACTTGGCAACAGTTCGCACCAGGAGTAGCAGCGAATACCTGGCTGACCCTTGAGGGGATGGTCCTGGCCAATCGACTGGAGCAAGAGGTCGCTCGACTAACGGGTGGGCGGTTGAAGTTCCAGCCGGTCAGCGGGATCAGGCGGCAGCTGGAGTCTGGTCAGTGGACCGCGCCGCATGGGGCCTATTTCCCGAGTCAGGGCCTGGCGATTGTGGACATGATGTCGCCGAACCCGCTTGGGACGCTGCGGCACGAAGTGGCCCATTGGATGCGGAAGTTCCTGACACGGGAGGAGTGGCAGGCGCTAGTGGATCATGCCCATGCTGAGAACTGGCACGGGCTGTTCGATATTGACGAGCGCTATCGAGGGGCTAGGCAGGACCTCAAGGATGAAGAGGCGATCGTTAAGGGGTTCCAGACTTGGAACAAGCATGGTAGGCCGAAGGGGACGAACGTTTCGGGGATCTTCCAGAAGATTTGGGATTTCCTCGATGGGCTTAGGGAGAAGCTGAAGGATTACTTCGGCGGTGAGAAGCTGGAATGGGAACAGATCTTCCAGCGGATGACCAGCGGGGAGGTTGGGCGGCGGCCTGAGACGGTGACGGACGCGCAGGTGCGGGCCCCCAAGTTCAGCATGGACCAGCTCAACAACATCCGCGCCGATAGCGTTGGGCTAACCAAGAAGGGCTATGAGAACTACCAAAAGCTGGTGCTTGAGCGCTATCGGGCCGACCTTGCTGCGGCAACCGAACGGGCCCAGCGCCAGGAGAAGCGCCGGCAGACCACGGAATGGAAAGACAACCGGGCCGCGATGGAGAAGGAAGTCAATGCGGACCTGTCGGCACGACGGGATGTTCAGGCGGATCGGTTCATCGGGAACGGCGAGCTGGGCGGGGTGAAGAGCAAGCAGCGGTTCACGCTTCGTGAGGCGGACCTAACGCCTGAACAGAAGGCAGGGCTGCCGGCCCATTACGTTTCGAAGAACGGTCTGCCGAAGGATGGGGTGGCGGGCCTGGTAGGGTATGGCTCGGGCGACGAGATGATCCGCGAGCTGACCGCCTATAGGGCCGCGGCTCAGGGGAAGAGCCCGATGAAGGCCTTTCAGGACTTTGTCTCGCTAGAGACCGATCGGCGAATGGAGGCCAAATACGGTCACCTTGATGGGAACATCATGACCGAGGCGGCCAATCGGGCGTTCAGCGAAACCGACATGAACATCCTCCATGATGGGACGATGAACGTGGCGCTGCGCCAGGGGATCACCACGGTGGACAAGGAGGCGATCCGCAAAGGGGCGATGGAAGATGTCGCTAAGATGAAGGTTGGGCAGCTGTCCAGCGATAGCTTGAAGAACCTGTCTGCGCGACATGGGCGCGAGGCGCAGAGGGCCTTAGCGGCACAGGATGATGCTAAGGCCCTGCCGGCGATGCAGGCTCAAACCCTGGCCGCCGAGATGGCCAACCAAGTGGCTAGGGCTGAGGGCGAGGTGCAGGAGTTCCTCAAGGCGCACAAGCGATACTCGCAGCGGGCCCTGTCCAGTGTGGCCCAGGATAGTCTGAACTGGGTCCACTGGATCTACGACCGGGTCGGAATAGGGAAGCGCGATCCTAGGGACATAGCGAACGAGCTGAACGCAGCGGCCAGCAACACTCTCGAAGCGTTCGTCAAAGAGAAGTCGATGGGCATGGTAGAGATGCCGGTGTGGCCGGAGCTCTACACGGACTTTAGGCGGCCGATGGCCGATCTGACGATGGCCGAGTTCCGCGCCCTGAAGCAAAGCGTCGAGGCGCTGATCCATAATGGGCGCGAAGAGCTAAAGGTCTATAAGGGCACCGAGGGCGAGACCATCGCCAACATCCGCGAGCAGATGAAGGAGCAGCTGGAGAAGCTGGGGACGGTTAATTATACGAACTATGGAGGGAAGCGCTCGGGGGCTCAGCTTCCGCGGACCCTCTTGGCGTCCCATCTCCAGCTTGAGAACGTCTTCAATCGCTGGGACGAGTTCGACCCCATGGGGGTTTGGAACCAATATGGGATCCGTCCGCTGATCGAGGGGAGCAACAACAGCGACGCACTACGGAAGCAATACAGCGAGCGCCTGAGGGAGCTGGGGAAGGCTGATCGAAAGGCCAGGGTCAACCTCTACCAAGATGTTGAGAATCCGCTCTTCCGCCAGCCTGACGATCGGGGAGCCACCGCCGACGAAACCACAGGCAAGCCCACTGGTCCGCTGATCCGGTTCAACCGGGCCAACCTGCGGATTGTCATGCTGAACATGGGCAACGATTCGAACTTCGTTAAGATGGCGAAGGGTTATGGATTGGAACGGGCCGCGATCAAGGCCTGGGTGGACCAGCATGCGACAAAGGCTGATTGGGAGTTCGTCCAGGGAGTGTGGAATATCTTCAGCGACATCAAGGTTGAGGCTGACCGGATGTATCGGCACCTGACAGGGGTGGCCCCGGAAAGCATCCCGGCGGTGCCGATAACCGGGATGCATGGGACCTATGCCGGTGGGTATTTCCCGGTGATCTGGCATGAGATCTTCAAAGGGAACAGCCCAAAGCTGTTTGGGCTCCGCGGGTTGGACGAAGGGACCCTTGGCGATCAGGGCTATACCAAGGCAACCACCCCGGCTGGCTATACCATCAACCGGGTGAACTATGCAGCGCCGATCAGCTTGAGCTTTGATGCCGTTCCCAATCGCATGATGCAGATGCTTCATGACATCGCGCTGCGCCCGGCGGTGATTAACGCCAACAAGTTCTTTGGGGACGCAGGTGTGCGTAGGGCGATCAGGAACCATGCTGGGAAGGAATATGAGGACCTGCTGGATCCCTACCTGAGGGATGTGGCTAACGTTCAGAATTTTATGTCGAAGAGCCAGGCAGAGTTCGAGACATGGTCTAGCTTCCTGCGGCAGAACATGGTCAGCACGCTGATCGGCATTCCGACAGCGATGAAACATTTGCCCACGGCGATGGTGCTGTCGATGAAGGAGGTGGGTCCGCTGAATTGGCTCAAGGCCCTAAAGTCGTTGGTCTCGATCGATCCGGTGACCGGGGAACGGAACTATCAGTTCGCGATGCGAAGCTCGGAGGAGCTCCAACGCCGGGATCGCAATGCCTTCGAGAGTCTCTATGGGGCCACCGGGACCCTGTCCATGGGCGCTGGCCGCACAGCAGGGGGACAAGCGGTTGCCGCGCTTCTGGGCCAGCGGAAGGGGGACCAGTTCGATACGCTGCGCAGCTTGGTGCAGAACTATGCTTCCAAGCCGATCGCCTGGAGTGATAAGTTTAGCTCGGTGCCGACCTGGTTGGCGGCCTATGAGAAGGCGATGAAGGAAGGGAACACCCATGGCGACGGGGTTTATCTAGCCGATCGGGCGGTGAGGCGGGCGCATGGGAGTTCGGCTATCACCTCTAAGCCTCAAGCTATGCGAACCATGTCGCCCTGGTTCACGACGTTCTTCAACTTCTTCAATGATATCGGGAACCGGCAGGTTGAGGCGTTGTGGCGGGCGGGCGACAACTTCGGCCTGACCAATCCGGATAAGAAGATCGGGGCCATGCGAGCAGCGGGGGTCTTGTCCGCGGATATGTTCGCCTATGTGCTTTGGCCAGCGATCATTGAGCAGATGGTGAGCCCAATGGACCACGACCAGAACACTCCCTATGCGATCCGCTGGGCCGAGGATGTTGGGATGACGCTGTGCTCGAGCTGGGTGGGGGTGCGGGACATAGCGAATGCGGTTATGAATGGGAAGGACCCGAGCGTTGGGTTGTGGGGGAGTGCAACGAAAGAGATCACCGACATCCTTCGCGACATCACTGAAAAGAAGAAGAACAACGAATGGTGGGGGAAGGTGATCAAGGATAGCCTGGGGGCGGGTGGGCTGCTAGGTGGGGTGGTGCCGCTTCAGGCTGGATCGGCGGCGAAGTATCTGGTCAACGTTGGCCTGGGGGCAGCGCATCCCCGAGATGCTTGGGACTGGCTCCAGGGATTGCGCTACGGGACTAACAAGAAGCATTCGTCTGGGCTTTGGAACTACATCCAGGGGCTGAGCCGCTAGCCCAAGGGCTAGTGTAGGGTCCGCGGGATCCGGTAATGCCGGACCTTCAGGTGGCCGCTGGTCCGGATCAACTCGATCTGGCCCGATTTTTCCATGATCTCAATGACCCGCAGGATGGAATGGATGGGGATCCGCTCGCGTGCGAAGTGGACGATCTTGTGGTCCGGCACACCCTGGCCCTGGTCGCTGATCCGCACGAAGTGTTCGATCTCGTCCATGGCTTGGCCATCGGCGTTGGTGGCTCCGGCCTTGAAGATGTCGGGCATGTAGGTTTCGGCCTCGCAGAGCCAATCGTAGGCCCGGTTGAAGTCGTCCAGGGTGAGTGTCAGGCTGCTGTTCCGCTCAACGCTAGCTATCATGGACAGCTTATAGAGGTTCACTCGGCGGCGGCCGTTGTAATGCAATAGCCGAGGGTGGTTAGGGATTGGGGGCTCGCCGAGCTTTTGCCATTCCCGAACGCGATCGCGATAGGCTGAGGTCACCTCGAACTTGCCGTAGAGGTTGGCGATCAGCTTAAGGTCATGGGCAAGATCGTCCGTCTGGATCGGTGCCTGGACGGCGAAGTCATCGCCGGAGAGTCGTTCGTCGGAGAAGACCATGATCAACCGGGAGGTGAAGCCCTGGCCCCAGGCGTTCTCAGGCATTAGGTCCATTAGGTCCTGGGGAGTGGTGCCGCAGAGTAGGTTCAGCTGAGGGCTCTCGATGGTGAGCTTCAGCTCCTTGGTTCGGCGATGGTGGCTATAGGGATCCGGGTCGTAGAAGGCCGATAGCCCCTTGGTCATTTCCTCGTCCCATTTGTGCATGAATGCGCCTAGTTCATCGGCGCAAACATACATGGAGTTGTAGACGATCTCTTCGGCGGGCAGGCGAACCAGGGTTCGTTTGGCCTCGATGAGGGCGTCGACCAGGCTGGGAAAGGTCATGCTGATGGGCGCGAGATGGAACTCGGGCAAAGCCCTGATCAGCCCCCGCCCGACCCGGATGGTCCGGGTCTTGCCTGTCGAGGGGTGGCCAATTATGAAAACGTAAAGGTTCGGGTAGACCGGGGACGAGGTTTGAACCCAGACCCGCTGTTCGAGGGCAGCAGCTAGGGTGCTAATCGCTACCCACTGCCGAAAGATCTTCGGGGCGTAGAGCCTTGGGGTTGCCTCCACGAAGCGGTCGATCCAAGATGCTAGGCGTCTTTTGCCGCTTCCGTTCGTCGTGCCCGCTATAGGGTTTGAGCCCATTTGGATTTGCCTCTGAGTGCTTGCCTTTGTTCCAGCCCGTTTCGCAGTCGTAAGGGATACGCAACTCTCGGCCCCCAGCCAGGGGAATGGGAACAACCAAATCCCGCAGAAGCTGCGGGATCAGGCGGTCCTCGTCCCGTTCTCGATACATGAACGTTAGGGCGTCGTGATCGTGCATCACGATGGTCAGGCCCTGCCGCCAGAGCTTGAGCATGGCGCGGTTCACGATGTCAGCTAGAGAACCTTGAGGGTCATATGCAATCGCTTCCCTGAGCGTGGCAGGTTCATTACGACGCCCAAAGAACCATCGTTTGCGTCCAGTAAGGGAAGTAAGACATCCGCGTTGACGGAGTTCAGTGTCAACCCAGTGCTGCCATCGTTGGTGAGCGGGGAAGGCTGCGAAGTATTTGGGCTGGAACTCCTGAACGACGTGGAGGGGGAGTCGGGTTTGTTCGGCGAGGGTATGGGGCTGGCCTCCATAATTTGAACCGTGACCGAGCTTCTTGCACATAAATCGATAGGAATGGCCGCGATAGAATGGTTGTTCAGCGATATGTTTATCTCGCGCGAAATCGCCGGTCCAGCCGAGGCCAGGCCACACAATGCGGGCAGCAGCTGTGTGAGGATCGCCGGATTCACAGGCTTCAAGGTAGGTCCAGTCATCGAATAGGTTCCCTTCTAGAGCGCCGACACAGTAGCTTTCGCCTGACTTAGCGTCACACTTAGCGAATTTAAAGCCAGGGTCAGCGACATAAATCGACCGGAGAGATTCTTCAATGTTTTGGAGGTTTCCTCCAGTTCCAAACTCGCTAGTCGAAGAGCTAAAGCGACCTGTGGAAGTTCCTCCGATATTGTAAGAAGTTCGGATGCGACCGTCTGGGTCGATGGAGGTTTTGAGGACACTGGCGCGATCTCCTAGTTCGGTTAGGGTGTTGATGTGGCGGACCAGCTGCGAGGCGATTAGGTCCTGGCCTAGCTTCTCTCGGGCGGCCCGATCGACGGTGGGCTTGCCATGGTTGCGGATCGACGGAAGGCCCAGGACGTCGTAGAACAGACCTTGAAGGGCCTTAGGGGACCGCCAGTTGAAGTCGTAGAGCCCGAAGCCTTCGCGGACTAGGCGGTCCAGGTCGGCTTCCAGCTGATCCATTTGGGCATAGATGGCATCTAGCGCAGCAGCTTGGGCCCCTTGATCCACTAGCACTCCTCTAAGGCGCATCTCCAGGACGGGGCCTTGCAGGGCCTTGCTGAACTCGTAGGTGGCCGCCGTGGTTGCGTCAAGTTGCGGAGCAAGGGCGCCGTAGACATCGTGGGTCACCATTGTATCGAGTGCATTGTAGCATTGCTCTTTTTCAAAGGGAGCAAGGTCTTCAGGATTTGTTTCGTGCAGCTTAATCACTTTCATAACCAAGCCCCTTAGGCGCACTCCCTCTCAAAGTCTGAGAGGGAGGCCGGGTTCATGAGGTGGGTTTTGATAACCTTCACGTTATTCCCTAGGTTTTGTGTTTCCCATTCGGTCTTTGGCTAGAAAGGCTATTGCCTTCTCGCTACCTTGGCCAGCTAGGGACATCGCAATCTTCAGAAGCTCTGTTTGCCGAAGTTCCCGTGCCGCTATTAGGGCGTTGATTACCTGCAACCTACGGTCTTGGTCGGCATCGCCGGCGACCAGCGTTTCTTCAGCGAGCACGACGACGGCTTCTATGATCCAGTCTGTTTTCTTATCCATACTACTTCTCCATTCTTACGCGTTAACTTAGGCACTAGCTCCTGGATTGAAGCTAGTGATTTCTCAAGCTCCTTTAACTCGTCCGGTTCTTGTGGATCTGTTATTAGAGCCTTAAGTGCCATTTTGACCACGACAAGCTGGTTGAGAACTGATTGAAGCGTGATTTCCCCTTCTCGTTTTGGTGGGTGTGTGTAGGCTCGAGCAGCCTTTCTATCTTTGAGCCATTCTTCGAATTCTTCGTCGGGCATAGCGGCGAGTTTGCGGGATTTATGGGCCAGGTTTTTATCGATTCCTTGAGAGGCTAAGGTGGGGGCTCGATCGGCTGCCTCAACTGGGTTATTTGGAAACCCAGTTGAGGCAGGGGAATTTCTTCCGACCGTTCTCTGATCGACACCAAGCTCCTTGGCGATTTCCCGTTGTGACCTGTCACCTAGCGTCGGCGGCCCCTTGGCCTTCTCCAGTTGGCGCATCAGCTGGCCGAGTCGGCGCTCGGCTCGGTGCCTAATCTCATAGGCTTGTTTTTCGAGGGTCGTGTCGCAAGCCTGTTGGGCGTAGAGCCGCATCGCCATGGCCTTGTCGCGGATTTCCTTGACTTCGTCGATGGCGTGGCATTCGGCTAAGGCAGCCCGGGCGTTGTTGTAGAGTGAAAGTTCGGTCATTAGTTCTCTCGCTTGTAGGTTTCGTCACGCTTTCGCATATGCTTCCAAGCACCCTCGTCAGTGTAGATGCTGCCGAGGTAGCCAAGGTCCTTTTTGCCCTCGGGTTGAAGGGCATGGCTTAGGAGCATGGTGTCTTGGCTGGCCCCGAAGACCCTTATCCTCATGGATCGCCAAAGGAAGGCGATGTCGTAGAGGCCGTTTTGGAAGAGCTTTGGGATGCCTGGATCGCCGAGAATGCCGCAAACCAAATCCCAGCATTCTCGTTCAGCCGCTTTAGTCGGCCAATAATTTCCGCCCTTCGCGCGGGAGTCATCGAAAGGAACCACGATTGCGCGATCTGAGCTCGGTGCAAAGCCAATGCAAGTAATGCGTGATCCGCTTGTCTCAATGTCGACAGATAGTAATCGACATCCGCTAATATGCTCGGTAATGAATCGTCTGATGTCGTCGAGGGCGGGTTCGATCCAGATTTCACGGTGGGGTCTCCTTAGTTCGGGGTCGGCGCTTTCGCGCTGGGCTTTGATCAGGTCCGCTATGGCGGTGGCGCGGAGTTCCCACTGGCGCAGGACCGCAGCTGGGTGAAAAGTAGGAAGAAGCTTGTAGTCACGGACAGTGTGAGTAGACAGCAGGGTAGCTCCGCGATATTTTGTGATACCAGTGCGGCCAGCGAGAGCCCAGAGACTACTGTTGCCAAGGCATATGATAACGTTAGGATTATGTCGGAGAATTTCATCACGAAGACGATCGAGCTCCGAGGCGAACTCTGCGCGGACCCACTTGCTGGCTTGGAGGGCGGGATAGCCGGGAAGGGCACTGGCCTTGGGGCCAGTGAAGAACGCGAGATCATTGGCGGGTGGGTGGATGTTGAAGACGTTGGTTCGGTGAATCTCCGGGTGAAGGGTCCAGACGGCGGCGGAATGGCTGGCATCGCGGGTCTCCCAGTAGCGGCGAAGATGGGTGCGATCAAACGAGCTTAGCTGGATGATCCCGGATTCGCCGAGCATTCGCAGCAGCTCGACCCCAGATGGGCCCACGAAGGGGACCCCTTGCCGCTCTTCGTCCTGGCCTAGGGCCTCGCCAATCAGAAGGATCTTGGTCATGGAACGCAAAGGGAGGGAAGAGTTGCCCCTTCCCTCCCTCTCCTTGGTCAGGTTGCAGCGATGGTCCGGTCGACCTTGGCGAACACGGCCTTGCCGTCGCGGCTTGGTTCGTGGGTGATCTGCACGTCCACCTCGGCGTTGATCACGTCGTTGATGGCGTCCTCGACGGAGCTTTTGGAATTGGCCCCGCAATCCACGAGGAAGTCCCGCAAGCGCCAGAGGGAATTGGCATCACCTTCGTTGTAGTAGAAGGTGTGGCGGAAGGTCTTGCCGTTCAGACCACCGGCTTGATCGATGTCTAGCTGATCGACGTTGCCGAGGGCTTCGATGGGCCGCAGGGTGAACTCGATGAAGGGGGTTCCCTTCACTGAGCTGCGATCGCGGCGGGGGATGCCCTCGACGACGCAGCGATAGAGGCCCTGAGGTAAGGGCATGGGCCGTTCTACGTCTTCGAGGGGAGTGTCGAGGATGGATTCAAAAGATGTTGCCATGAGAAAGGATCCTTATAGCTTACGTAGGGATAAAGTCTGGGGCTTGGCTTTTGGGGCTTCCTCCTTTCGTAGGGCGGCGAAGATGGTGGCGAGCCCCGTGTCGATGGGAAGGGGATCGGCTAAGAGGCTCGGGTTGGTGTTGCCCAGGTCAATCGTCTGGTCGCTGGAGAGCTGAATGGAGCGCCTGCCGTTGATGTTGCGGTAGCGGACGTAGTTGGGGAAGTAGGTTGGGATCTTGGGCGAGAGCTTCTGGCCAACGCCTTGGGGGAAGATCTTCTTGCTACCGTCAGGGAGATCCATGTAGGTCCCGTGGGAAATCACGATGAGATTGGTCCGAAAGGACGGCGCGGTGAGCATCCCAAGCATCTTTTCCACGGCGTCCTGGGCATTGGCGTAGATGGCACGGCCATCCATACCGGGCTTAACCATGCTGTCGTGGTAGTCGTAGGCAGCGTCGCAGAGCCGGGACAGGCTGTCGATCACCAGGATCGACTTGGAGCCCCATTCGGCTGGAGGGCCAAGATCAGTATCATCATACTTCCACCGATCGAGCATTCGCAGGCCATCCAAAAAGGCCTTAGGCTGACCTTTGATGGCTTGGCCCTGGGAGCCCATGCGAACCTCATCGCGAATGGATCGGTATTCCACGGAACCTAGGCGATCGGGACAGGTTTCTCGAACCTTATACATGAGGATGTCGAGGAGGTTGTCGAAGTCCAAGATCCGCAGGTCGTAGTCCTTGACCAGGCTGGCGAGGGAGCCAGTCTTGCCGCTCTTGGAATCGCCGATCAGGAGGATCTTGGTGAAGTCATTAGACTGATGGTGTAGCAGGCTTGGCATTTGGTTGCTCCATTAGGGTGTCGAAGATGACGCGATAGCCGTAGCGTTCCTCTTGGTTGGGGCCTTTTAGGATGATCGGCTCGATGTAGATGGGCCGACCGCGGGTTCTGTTCTCGTCGATTTCGTTGAGGATCTGGACGAGCTGGTCCATTGTGCCTTCGCTGGTGAAGGTGTGATAGCGTTTCACCTTGGCCTTAGGGGGTTCCATCGCTCGTTCTCCGGTTGTTGGGTGAAGTCGGCGCGCAAGAAGCGCTCGCGGACGCTGGGGTCCTTGGAGCAAATCCCGCGGAACTGGCACCCGCCGAACTTATCGCAGCTGGTGTCGTTCATTGGCCAATACTCAGCGAGAGCGTAACCTTCAAAGACCTTGAGGAGAGCCTTGAGGTCGGCGAGCCACTCGTTAAGTTGGTCTGGAGTTCGATAAGTAAATCCTCGGACAAATCGATTAGGCTCTTCAAGCATAACCTGCGCAGCGTCGATGATGACTCCGCGGACTTGAGCCTTGAGGACCACCTGGCCGGCAAGGGTATAGAGAGACATTTGGTTATTTGGTTCGAACTGGTCAAAGTAGTAGCTCCCTAGCGTTTGGGTGGCGGTCTTGTGGTCCATGACCATCAGAGCCCCATTGAAATTCACGACCCGATCGAGGTGCCCACAGAGAAGGTAGGGCTCGGAACTGCTCTCCGGGCCAAACTCCAGGCTGAAGGCGAAGGTTAGCTCAACCGCGGGGCGGCCATTCTCCTTGATGAAGGTTTCGGCTGGATCATCCTGATAGTAGTCGAGGAAGTCGACGCATAGGCTAAGCAGCGTGTCGCGGTTCTTGTAGGACAGGGCCTTTTCGGTGCCGATTGGTTCCCAATCCCAGACCCGATCGACCAAGGCCTGGATCGCGTCATGGACGCTGTCCTCGTGGTTGATGCCCGCTGCGCGGCTGTGGGCATAGCCCTCGGCGACGGTGTGGACTTCGGAGCCGAAGCGCAGGTGAACAGATTCCTTGTTCGGCTGCCAGCCCTCGATGATCTTGAGCTGGTATTTGCGGGGGCATTCCTTCATTAGGCCAATAGAGGTTGAATCTACTGCGTATTGGATGTGGGTTCCGGGTAGGAATGGAGAGGGGTGGCTTTCGCTTTCGAGTTCTTGGTCCATCAAAGTGGCCTTCGCTTAAGGGTGAATGCTGGCTTGGGTGGCTGAACCAGAGCGGCGAGTTCGGGCATGTCTTCGAGTTTGGCCTTGGGTCGGTAGGGCTTTTCTCCGGCTGCGCGGCGGGCTCGCTGGGCCCGATAGCCGGCGATTAGGATGTCGATGTCATCGGCGGACAGGGGAAGGTCCCGCTTGTTGATTTCGGCCACGCGGGTCATTAGGGTGTCGATGTCGTTGGTCATGGCAGGTCCTTTGGATTGGCGCGGGTGATTTTGTCCCGGGCGTATTCGCGTGGGGTGTCTTCAGGTTCGCGCCTTTGCTGCCTGACCCAATCGTGGACCAGATCCCTTATTTGGTTGGTCCAGCCATAGCCGTAGCGATGCTCGAGCCAGAGGCAGTCGGCCTCGTAGAGGTTGATGTTGGTCCGGTGGAGGGTTCCGCTGGTCATGGGTGCCTCCCATTCAAAAGGGTCAGGGAGCGGGCGAGGAAGTTATGGATGTTGGCTAGCTCCTCGCGGCGGCCTTCGCGGAGCAGGGCGGCTATGCAGCCGATTGCGTCAGCGTAGATGGAGACCGATGCGGGAAGGGAGACAGCTGGTCGTGACTGGGGCCTTGCCTCGACGGGCAGGTGGTTGAGGGCCTCGACGCTTTCTTGGAGGCCTGCATCGACCGCATCCATTGCGGCCTTGAGGTGGTCGGCTGGGTCAATCATTAACGGCTCCGGGGTAGATGGTGAGGACCAGTTGGTTGCTGGTTGGATCAGTGTAAAGGTGCGCCCGGTCGAGATTAACCTCGATGGCTCGCTTGATCTTTTGGGCATAGTGATCGACATCCTGAGGGTCGCCTCGGAAGGTTAGGTAGACAACGCCCTTTTGGCGCGGCAGGTCGAGCCTGCCTCTAGCTTCGGTCATCGTGGGCTCCTATACGGTGATTTCTGGAGGTAGGGGCACCTGAAAGCGGGTTGGTCTCCAGAGATGAAGAACGTTGGGGTGGATGTTTATCCATTTCGATTTTGGCGGGTGGAGTTGAAGGACGGTTTCTTCGTCCTCGAAGAACAAGCTCTTGATCCAACACATTTCCAACCAGTTAGGGATGCGCCGACGGGTGGAGACGCTAACATGTTCCCAACCTTCAGTTTCGGGAAGCTCGCCGGGGGCAGAGATGACGCAGAGGGGCTCACCAAAAGGCCCTGCTAGGCGGAAAGCGCCGTATAAGCCAGAGCCCTTTAGTCGTCCAGCCTCTACGTTTGGCGGTAGGTTCTGCTTCATTGGTCTAGCTCCACTGATTTCTTGATTATCATGACAGTGTTGGGTGTCGCGGGGACGGCGACCAGCAGGTCGTCCCACTTCCCGATCGCTCTGCGATGCTCATCTAAGATCGTCTGCATCCGTTGCGGGTTGTTCGTCTCGATCACTAAGGCGATCTCCTCGTGACTCGCTCTCTCGAACAGTTCGGTCAGGAGTTGTGGTCTCATAGAACTCTCCTAGGTCCTCGATCTCAAGGACGCCTGCCCCGCGGGTTTCGATGTAGACCCACCAAAAGCCCTCGGTGTCCCGGCGGGGGTTGGCGACGGAGAACTTGTCATAGGGGCTGTTCCCGTGCATCGGGTGGCCATCGGGATACATTCGGGCATTCTCCTCGCGATGGAGTTGCCGGGCCTTGTGGAGGCGAAGCTGGAGGTATTTAGCGTCACCTTCATTGCCCTTGGTTTTGAGCCGGATGCCGCCCTTTTCGAGGGCCCGCTCATAGTAGCCGAGGCAGTCGTGATAGGCTTCGATTTGGGATTGCAGGGCCATGAGGTTATTCCTCGGTTAGGTCGGCGCTGGCGACATAGGTGAGCCGGTCCCGGCTCCGGGTGTCGATGACGTAGTTCAGGTTCGGGTCCTGACCCCGATCGCTGATCAGGTGCACGTCCAGGTGGATCACATGGTCCCATTCAAGGCCTTTGGATTTGTGCCCAGTCAGGAACCTGATGGAGCCGGTTTGAGCGGCCATGTGCCGGATCACGCTAAGGGCTCCGCCCAAGGTTTTGGCTTTGCGAGCGAAGATCCGCATGCACTCGGCGATATCGCTGGCGGACTTGCTTTCAGCTTCGAGCTTGCGGGCCAGCCAATCGTCGATGGCAGACAGGGTTTGGGTTTGGGCCTGGTCCAGGCTCTCGGGGCCGAGCTTGGCCATTTGGGTAGCGAGCCGGTTGGTTAGGTCGACCCCGGAGACGTCAACCTTGTGGCCTGCGACTAGGCAGCGGATCGCTGCCGCGAACAGGGGAGCGTTGTTTCGGCAGATGACGGTGGAATTATCTTCGATGGCGCGGCCTCGCGTAACGCTTCCGCCAGCGCGACTGGCGCGGAAGTGTGGGACTCGCCACCTAACGTTTTCAGTGATTGCCGATGGGCAACGGAAGCTTGTGCTGAGGGGCAGGGTGGTCATGTTAAACTTCTGCTGAGCCTGGAGCATGGAGTCACTCATCGCGCCGCGGAAGGCATATATAGCTTGGCAGGCATCGCCGACCCCGTAGAGAAGGGCATTCTGGGTTAGCTTCGCGACCATATGGTGCTGAACCGGGTTCAGGTCCTGGAACTCATCGACGATGACGAGGGGATATTGGGGGAACACTCCGCCGAACAGGGCCGACATATAGAGCTGGTCGTTGAAGTCGATGACTCCGGCGTAGGCTTGGCTGATGCTGATGGTCAGCAGGTCGTCGATCCAGCCTAGGATTTGGTCGTCGGGGGTTTCGTCCATAATCGCGGATAGTTCGGCGGGGCCGGCGAGCCGCTTGGCTGCGTTGGCATGGCGCTGGGGAATATAGCCGATGGCTTTGGCCATTTCGACTCCGTTGCGGATGGCGTCCCAACAATCCCAGAAGGCTTCCCGCTGACCTTTGGTTAGGTCGCTGGCTAGGCTTTTGGCTATGTCGCTGAGCTTGTTCTTTGAAATAGCTAGGCGTTTGCCGGTTGCGCTGGCCCATGAGCCGTGGCCCAAGCCGTTAAAGGTTTTGATTAGGGTGGTGGGCCGCCAGAGACTTTCGGCTTGGTCAGCTTCGGCTTCGAGCTGGTTGACCTTGTTGAAGACGAGGTAGATGTGGGGCTGCGGATCGGCTAGGTCGATCATTCGGCAGATGGAACTCTTCCCGGTCCCGGCTAGGGCCTCGATCATTAGGTTGCCCGAGCGATGGGCGAGGATGGCCGATTGTTCGTCGGTTGGCTTCGGTGCTTGCACTGCTTTCACTGCTTGGTCCATGCTTTTGCTCCATTTGGTTGCTTGGATTATCCCGGATGATTTCCCATTATCTCTTATTATACCATATTCCCGCCCTTTTGTCAAGGTCGATAGCTTTTGGTTGGGCGCATCACGTAGGAGGGCCATAAGGTGGCTTGATGTCGCTTAAGGTCCGCGAGATGGTTCGCGTTGGCTAGGGAAAGATCCAGCTTCTCGCGCTCGGGTTCGGTGTTGGAAGGTTCGTGTAGGGCCTCAGGTGGGTGGTAGCGGATCGGTTTGGCAAGGCGCTGACAATCTGGGGTGCAATAGCGTTGGGGGCCTTGCGAAGCAAAGAACTCGGTGCCGCACCAAAAGCAGGTGCGGGGCGTGAGCAGGGATCGCTTGCGGCGTCGGGGCAAAGGGGTTCTCCTATTGGAGATGGCTCTCGAAGAGTTGGCGGACTTCCCAAAAGGTTTTGGCTAGCAGGTCGGCGACCAGGTCCCAATGGTTTGGTCTGAGGCCCATGGTGGCGAGCCTGGCCACGTTGGATTGGGTCAGCTTGAACATCTCGCTGGTGCCGAGCCAGCCTTTGGCTAGGAGCCGGTCCATTTCGGTGCCCTCGGTGTTGTGCAGGTGCGCGAGCAGGGCGCTGGCCTCTTGGCACATGGTGAGGGAGTGGCTGAGCTTGGTATAGGCCTCGGGGGTTCGGTGGCGGGACATCTGTCGAGCTTGGTCTTGGGCCTCGTGCAGGTAGTCGACGAGCTGGGCATAGGCCTCGCCGCGAGTGAGAAGGCCGCCGATGGTGGAATAGGGGAGTCGGTTCATAGGGGCCTCCGCTTAAGGGTGAATGCAGGCGGCGGAGGTCGAACCAAGGAGGCGAGCAGCAGGTCAATGTTGCGATCCGCAGTCGCAGGTGTGTGAGCCAAGGGCGACGGGGTGGGAACGTAAAGCTTGCGGCTAGCCGAACCTCCGGTGTGGTCGAGGGCCTGCGCCAAGGCGCTATCTAGGTCTGGGCCATAGCCGAACCAAATGGTTGAAGACTCGTCTAGGAGGTGGACTTCCCAAAGGTCGTCATCGCGCCAATGGGCTAGCTCAAGGCGATGCGCACCTAGCGCATGCGCGAGCACGGCATCGATGCTTGGGCGCGGGGGCAGGGTCATAGCCAATCCCCAAATAGTTTGATGCTGAGGCCTATCCCGGCTGCTAGGAGGGCGAAGAAGACAAAGGCACCGGCGAAGGCCCAGGCTAGGCTCTTGGTTAGGTCAATCCACTGATCCGCGGTTAGGGGCCAAAGGAGGATCAAGAGGATTGCTCCCCCGGCTATCTGATAGGCTCTGGTGATGGCTTGGTTCGGAATCATAGCTTGACTCCATAGCTGCGAAGCAGGGCTTCAATGACTTCCTCTTGGAGATTAAATCTTCGGGCCAGTTGGGAGGGTCCGCTATAGTCAAACCTTTGGCTTTGGATCAGGGTCAGGGCCTTGCTTAGGCCGCCTTCGTGGAGGGGATAGCGGCCTACCCAGCCGCCAACTTCAACGAATAGGTCGCGGCCTTGGGTCCAGACCTTGAGGGCGTTAGGCGGGGCAGCGGAGGGAAGGACTTTGGTCATGGGAGGGCCTCTTGGGTCATTGGCTTGGGGGGAGAGGTTGCCCTCTCCCCCTCCCTTGGTTACATCCAGCTGGCTTTTTGGCCGCCCTTGGCGATCCACTCACTCCAGCTCATGCTGTTGGGCTTGGCCCAAGAGGGCTGGCCAGCATGAGGGCGGGAGGCTGTGGGGATAGCCATGGACTCTTGGCTGCTAGACGGCGAGGCAGCGACCGATGGCGAAGCAGGATGTGTATCGACCAAGCTCATCTCGCCATGAGGTGTGGCAGGCGCTGACTGGGCGGCCGCCGATTGCACAAAAGGGCTAGCACCCTGACCCACACTTGGGGTCTCGACCCGCTCCAGGTAGAGAGAGGTTGGCCTGGTAGGTTCCTGGCTAGCTTGGCTAGCCTCTTGGCTGGGGTCAATCGGAACACTCTCCCCAGTCGACCCAGCGAAAGGAGAGGAAGACTGAGCCTCAGGTTCCTGGCTGCCAGCAACGAAGGCATCACCCATAGGGCCATTATAAACCTGAGCCGATTCAGCCTGGGGCATAGCCTCCGGCTCCGGCTCCGGCTGGGGCGGGTTCAGGAACTCGCCCGCTTCCTTCGCCGTAGCAGTCGCACCGTTAATGACCCGGAGAAGGCTTTCAAGGTGATCCCTAGCCTGTAGTTCGCGAAAGCTGGCATCGTCAAGCCGCTGCTCAACCTCCTTAAGGTGATCGTCCTGAGCCTTGACCTTAGCGATGTAATCGTCGATCGCTTCGTCTTTGGACTTTGAGCCGAGCTTAAGGGCTTCGATGGTAGCTTCGAGTTCGGCAACCCTCGCTTCGAGGATAGGCTTAGCCTTGAGAGCCTCTGCGCTGGAGACGAAGAAGTTAGCCAAGTTATCGGTGCTTTCTGTGGTAGACATGAGTTTCTCCATTTGCCTTTGTCGCCACCTTGGGCCGATGGCCCGTGGCGGCCTTGGTATTTCCCCCGTTAGGGGGACCTTGCGATCCTAAGCTTGCTTAGGCGTCCCTAGTGGCTGCTCATTGCTCGCAAGGGCCTTACGAAACTGGAGTTAGGGGTGATCCTGAGCTTAGCCGAGGGCTTGCCTTGCGAGGGCTTGCCTTGGTTTGCTCATTGCTCGACCTCTCTGGCCTCTCAGTTGGGTCGGTTCTCCGGTCGCCGGGAGGGAGGAACTTGGCCCTTGGCGAACTCAACCTTGGGAAGGGAAACGTCGGCCTTGGCCTTGGTTCCCCGAGAGGTTTTGTTCTTAGCCTTGTTCTTCGCGGCCCGATCCGGGTCCTCCTCGATGGAACCGAGCATGGCGAGGATCGCCGAGTCGCTGGTTGCCACCTGGTTATCGCGGGCATCAATAAGAGCCTGCGCTTCGCGGATCCACTTCGGATCACTGGCGACCATATCGTTGGCCGTCTTGGTGATCACTGCGGGGAGCACGTCGCGGATTTTCTTACCCTTGCTCTTGATGTAGTCCTTGACCGCGGCCTTAGCCATAGCCTTGGCTTGGTTGAGGACCTTCAGGGGGACCTTGGAATCGGTCTTCTTGGCCTTGCCCTTGGTGCCACCGACATCGCCGGAATCGAAGAGCTTTTTGATGTTCTCCGTGGCGATGGACATGGCCTTAGCCTTGGCATCCTCGAGGGCTTCACCCTTGAGCTTGGTCAGGCCAGTGCCACCGAGTGCCTTGGGAGTCATGCGCCGATTGGCGATGACCTCAAGGGCGATGGCCCAGATAGCGAGGTCGATTCCGTCGATGCTGTCGCGGAGGGCCTCGATCTGTTCCTTTGACACCTCAAGAGTTTGGTCGCCCTTGATGGGGATAGACAAGGAATCCATAAGTTTTCCTTTCGCGTAGTGAACGGCTACAAGCAGGGGCCTGGATCGTTAGGCTAGGAAGCCCTACCAGGTTACTTGTCTTGCCTTGTGGCGGGATTGCCACCATGGAGGGCAGAGGTTTAGCCTGCCCTCGGTGCTAGCAACCTTACAGGTCCGAGCGGATTTGTTGGAGGAGCGCAAGGGCGTCGGCCTCGATGTCTGGCTGGCCTAGCCAATCTGCTTCGCAGCAGGCCTCGCACAGCCAGGCTTGGGCGACGAGGCAGGCGCAGCTTGCGGGGCCGCTCTCGCCGCACCGGCTGCATTCGACCATCGGGTCGTCGCCGTCGTGGCGGTTGTCGAGCCAGTCCTGATAGGCGGTCATTGGCAATCGAGCCAGCGGCGGGGGTTCTGGCGCTTCTCCCATTGGTCGGCGCGATAGGCCGCATCGGACCTGTCGCAGCCCTTGCGGACATAGCGCCAATAGACATCGCCCCAGGTCATCATTGGTCCTCCTGATCGTCATCGCCGCAGCTGGCCAAAGCTATCACGCTTAGGAACGGGGCTGATATGGCAGGCTTGAACTCGTCTGATCTTGGTCTTGAGCATTGTTGCGGTTCTCCTTAGAGGTCTTCCCAGTTCTGTTCGATATAGTTGGCAATGTCGGCGAAGCTTGCTCCGAAGTCATTGGCGTTGGCTAGTGAAGAGTATTGCTCTCCGTTGATTATTATTGGTTTGTTGTCTCTCCTTGCTCCCTCACTAGAGAAGAAACCATAATATTCAATTGCCGCCTCGGGTAGGATGTCGTCAAAATAATCATAGTCGATTATGTCGACGGAAGGAATGCTGTGAACTTCTAGCTTGTCTCCCATTAGGTAGCAGGCTACACCCAAGCAGCACTTCTTCCCTTCAGCATTCAGGAAGTAATACCCCTGCTCATGTCGGCCAGAGCGGAGTTCGGCGACTAGTTCCATAGCGTGGGCTTTAATCATTGTGGCTCTCCTTAGATCATATGGGCTAGGTGCTTGAGCATGGCTTCGGCGAAGAAGACATCCTCACTGTCGGGATCACCGGCCCTTAGGGCATCGGTGATTAGCTTGGCTAGCAGGATAATGATCTCAAAACCTGTGGCTTCGCCGGCTCGGAAGGCGCGGTAGAGGGCTCGGTGATCGGCCAAAGGCGTGGGGAAGGGGATTGGGTTGGTCATGGTTGCGGCTGCTCCTCCCTTAGTGGTTTTGTTTGGGGATTGAAGTCAACTGGTATGATCACTATGACTCCACCTTCGATAGCGTATCCATCACCTTCGATAGCGTATTCATCCTTGAGCAGTCTTTCCCTGCATTTGCTAGCATCTCCTCTCCCAGTAAATGCTGCATAGAGCCTGTAAATCCCTTTATTGCGGAGCTTTACGACTAGGTAGACATATTCCGGTGTCGTGGTGTTTGCTTGTCGCTTAGGATTGGTCATGGTTCAGACCTTCCGGGCTAGGCAGAAGCTGATCCGAATGCGCCAGCAGGCTAGGAACCAGATGCCGCCGACCTCGCGGAGGAAAGGAAGCCTTCGGCTCCGCCCTAGGGCGGCTTCTGGGTCAGGATGGTATTCGCTGATTATCCGCATGGGTTCGATCCGGGAGACGAGGCGCAAGCCTGGGGCATAGATTCTGGTTGAGGCAAGCAACGTAGTATGTGGGAGTGGGGTGAGGTGTTGGGTCATGGGATGTCTCTTTAGCTTTGCTCTTTGGTTTGGCCGTTCATGGCTGGGCTCCATCGCTGGTGAGGGTGCCGTTGGTCCATTGGGAAGCAAGGGCTTCGAGGCGATCGGCTAGGGCAGCGTATTGCTTGGCTGCTGCGAGATCGCCCCAGTTACCGGCTAGGTGCTCAGCCTTTTCGCTGAGGATGTCAGCTAGGAGCTCTAGGACCCCATCGAGTCCTAGGTAGTCGATGGCTTGTTCGAGCTGGGTTGCGTCAAGCATGGTCGGGCTCCGGAGGGCTAGTTTCATCTTCTGTTACTTCGGTTCCATCTTTGGTATACCATCGATAGCCGCCGAAATCTAGTGATTCTGACTTGCACTTGAGACACTTGGCTTCTCTCCAGTGCTCATTGGGGTCTCTGATAGTCTTGGGGTCTTTCATTTCTTGCTCGTTTCCGCACTCTTGGCAAGTGCGGATGAACCGGCTATTGGGCTTTGGCTCTTCTGGCCATTTCAGCCCTATGGATTCGGCACAATCTCGGCAGATTGGCACGCCATTCGACATGCCTTCCGTGTGGTTGCCGCAGCGGTAGTAGCTGCCGTCGGCGGCGCGTTTGGCGTGCATACAGGCATCGATTGGATAGCCTAGCCAGATGTTCCGGGAGCGAGCGGCTTCGAATTGCTTGAGGGCTTCGAGGAAGGCTATGGCCTCTGTCGATTGGTTCTTGGTCATTGGCTTAGGACCTTTCATCTGGCCGACGTGGAGGTTAGAGCCGTAAGCGATATAAAGCATTTTGCAGTTCCTTTCGTGATTCGGTATGAGGCGGCGTTAGGCGCGCATTCCTTCAAAGAAGTCTGCGGCCTGTGTGATTAGTTCGTCTAGGTCGTCGCCGACCACGCACCACGGGCCGTTGCTCCCGTCTTTTGTGGGAAGCTCGCTTTCGTCATGTGGCTCGGCGACCATGTATCGGCCGGGAAAGTTCGAGTTCAGGCGCGGGTCACGCGCGCCGATGATAAAGCCGCCGGATTCAAGTTTCTCGCGATTTGTCATTTTGCAGTTCCTTTCCGTTTGCAGTTCACAATGGATATAACATATCTATTGCGATTGCAAGGCTTATTCCGACAACTCTTTCTTGACGATTCCCCAGGCGTAGCATCGATTGGATAGCCTAGCCAGATTTCCCAAGGGGTCGTGCGACACTTGTGCCTATGAACTTGGCGAATGGTAATGGCTGCCTCTTTGCGGGGATTGGGAGTGTATGGGATGGTTGGCATTGGCTCAGCCCTCTTGGCTCTTGGGCCTATGACCCTCGACTCTGGCTAGTTTGGGCGCCAATTGTGGCGAAATTGTGGCGGCGGGGTGCGTCAAAATGTCGCACCTAGATCAGGCTAATCTAGCTTGGCCCTGGCGCGAAAAATCCTTTTGGCTCTGAACTTGGTCTTACGAGGGTTGATTTGGTTTGCCTTAGCAATCGCTAGAGCAATCGCTATGGCCTCGGCTTCGGTGTCTGCTTCGACTTCGATCTCTAGGGTGATTTCGTAGAGCTTCTGTTCTTCTGGTTCCTGGCTCATCCTTTGGTCCTCTATCGGGTTAAAACTCTGGCCGCTTGGTCCATTATATCCATTATACCATATTGGGGTGCGCTTGTCAACAACAATCTAGCTTGGTTTAGCGAAATCTTTCCTGAACTTCTTGGGTTTTCTCGGATAATCCCGGACAATCCCGGATAGGGTTGGGATTCCCCTGGGATTCCCCTGGGATTCCCCTCGGATAGTCGGATTGTCGGAAAGTGAAGCCCCGTGCCCCTCTCTCCCCCTCTCTCTTATATAAAAAAAAAAAAAAAATTAAAAAAGAAGGGGAGGGGGCCTCCGACCCGAAAAAACAGAGAGTGGTGGCTACCGGGGCAGGAGGCTTGCCCTTCCGGCAATCCGCCTATCCGAGGACTATCCTGGGGAAATCCAAGGGGAATCCAAGGTTCACCCGAACCCTATCCCGACCTATCCGACTTTATCCGAGAAGAGAAAAATCTTCGCAGGTCGGCGGGAAGCCGAGCCAGGGGCAGCCCAGGATTGTGGCAATTTAGCCACACTTAGGCTAGCCAGGCTAGCCTGCTGCCGCCATGCGCCGAGCGCAGCTCTGCCATGCGTTTTTTGCACTTGTCGCCGGCGCCGAGCCGTGCGATTGTTGCGTTGTCGGCGGGCGATAGGCTCGCCAGAATGGAGCAAACCCAAATGGCACAAGTGCTTCCCGACCTTCAGGCCGAATTGGCCGCCCTCCGCGCCCAGAACGAAGCGCTGCTCAAGCAAATCCAGTCGGCCCCGGCGCAGCGGTTGACCTTCAAGGTTAGCGAGAAGGGAGCCATCTCGGTCTACGGGATGGGCCGCTTCCCCCTGACCCTGTATAAGAGCCAGCTCCGCCGCCTAGAGGCGCACTGGCTGGCCCTGCTAGCCTTCGCCAAGGCTAACGACCACCTGCTTGCTACCAAGGAGTGACCAGGGAGGCTACGGCCTCCCTTCCCAGGCCTCGCCTTACCATGGCTCTGGCCCCCGACGGGGGGCCGGGGCCAAAATTTTTGTCCGCCGGCGCGCCCAGAGCCCTTCCCAGCAAAAGTTGGGATTTAGGAACCTACACCATTGAGCGAAGCTGAGCGAAGCTGGGCGAAGCCCCAAGCGAAAAATAAATATTCGCTGTGGGCCTCAAAAAGGCCTTGACACGAGATTCCGGAAAATGGTATAATGGATGTATATGCTGGGGGAATTGGGCCTTTCACTGAAGGCCCAGGGCCCGGAAAGTCGAAAGTCGAGGCCAGCGGGGCAGCGGATTGAGGTTTTGATATGAGCGTAGCATATGACAGCGTTGACGTGAGCGCCATCATGGGGCCCGGGCTTTATTTCTTGCTCCAGGGCGAGACCTGCGTTTATGTCGGGCAGAGCAAGGACATGTTGACCCGGGTCTACGCGCACCATGGAGCCAAGCGTAGGCGAACGCCGACTTGGCTCCGTGCTTTGCAGATGATGCGGTTCGATCGGATCGAGGTTCTGCCGATGCCCCTGGCGGCCCTCGATAAGGCCGAGCGGGAATGGATCAGCGCGTTGCGCCCAAAGTATAACATCCATGGCCAGCTCCAGGCGGACTACGGGGACCATGCGCCGGGGCCGCGGATGAGCTATGCCGAGTTCGTTGCGATCCTGCCGCCCGAGCTAGCGCCTAAGCCGCCATTCGTTCTGTCCAGGAGGCCCCTATAGGGGAAAGGCTGCCATGATCTCCCAGCGGAACCCAGCCACGCCCAGGGTCCTGAGCCTGCGCTCAGCAATTCCTGCCGACCTCGAAGCCCTCCGCGCACCTAGCGCCCGCGCTCGGCTCAAGTCCCTTCGCGACAGCCATCATAACATCGCCCGGCTCTTGGCCCAGGGGCTCACGCTCGCCGAGATCAGTCAGGCGACCGGCTATACGGTCTCGCGGATCAGCGTTTTGTCCCGTGATCCGTCGATGCAGGACCAGGTGGCTCGCTATCGCGACCTGGTCACCGACTCGTGGCAAGGCTCAACCGATACCTACTACGAGACCATTCAGCGGATCGGCAAATTGGCCCGCGCCCAGCTCCTGAACCAGCTAGTGGCCGCCGAGGAATCTGGCGAGGACCTGCCCTTCAAGAACATGCTTGCCGCCGCGGCCGATGCTGATGATCGGGTCGGCTATATGAAGAAGTCCACGCAGTTCAATGTTAACGTCGGGTTCGCCAAGGATCTCGAGGCGGCCATCAGCCGATCCCGGGCTGCCCGACCAAAGCTAATCGAAGGGGAAACCACCAATGAAAAGCCCGCCGCTTAGCCTAGCCAGGGCTCTGGCCATTGTGGCTGTGTTCGCTTTGGGCTCACTTGGCTTGAGCACAACCCCATCCTATTCCCAAGCGGTCCTGGGTGGGCAGAACCTAAACGGTGTTCCACCAGCCAATTCCATCGGCCAAGAGAGCCAGTGGTATATCGACTTTAACTCAGGCAAACTCTATGGCCCTAAGTCCAGCGGATTTTGGCCAGCCTCATTCGGACAACTTCTCTCCTCTGTCGGCCCCCAAACCATCTCGGGCCTTTGGACCTTCAACGGCGGAATCTCTGTTCCTGCTCCGCTGACCCAGACCATGTCAGCCACAGTCGCTGGCGCTCCGTCCACCGGCCTAGGTTATATTCAAACCATGAATGTCTCCGGCACAAACACCTCTACCGTCGGAGCGAACGTTAATCTAATCAACGTCACCGACTCCGCTTCAGTCTCCAATGGCGGCAACGGAGTTTTCCTAAATGCCCTCACAGTTCAAGACAACATGGGCTCGGCCCTAATCACTGGAGGTCGCCAAGGAATCCAATCCTATATCTTCCAAACCGTCGCAACAGCAACAACCAATAACAACCGCAACTACGTCGGCATGCTTGGTGGAGCTGCTACCTCCAGTGGCGACGGAGGCTTCGCTGGTGCTGGAGGCCAAACCGGCTGCGGTGTCATCAGCGGCAACACCTATTGCGGAGCTTGGTTTGGCTTCAACAGTATTGCCAACGCCAGCGGTGGATCTTATCTCTTAAATATCGCCAGTTATGAAGCCAATTTCCAAGCCTCCGGTGTAAGCCATATCGCCTACATAACTGGCATGCAAGTCGCTGCAATGCCGGGCCATTCCGTTCATGCAGACATCGGCGAAGCTGAACTGTCCATCGGCTCTCAGCCAGGCGCAACTCTCCTCAATCAACTGATCTCATTCGTAGACTGGAATGGCCAGGTCCCATTCGGAACAAGTTCTACTCTAATCGGTGCCTCTTGGTCCGGAGCCCAATCCGCGGGAAGTCTCATTGACCTTGTCACAAACTCTAAGGGTGGCTCACTAACCTGCACTGGGAATGACATTCTCCTCCCGAACTTTACCGTCACCTGCGCTGGCATCGTTACGGCGCAGACAGTCAACTACAATGGCCCAGCAATATTCGCTAACACCGTAGCCCTCCAATTCAAAGACTCAACCGGAGTCTACACAAACGGCTCACACGGCTCCGATATGTTCGTGTTCACCGACAACAGCGTGTATTGGGACGATTTCAACGGCTCCTCAACAGTTGGCTTCCTCTGGCGCCTGGGCAATTCCTCAATCCAGGTTGCCAAACTAACCACTAGCGCCTTCACCCTCGGCTCTGGCGTTGGCTTCTCCATGAACGGCGCAGCTGGCATTTCCACAGTCTGCACAGTCACAGTAGGCAACACCCTGACCTTCACCAACGGAATCCTCACAACCAAAGGTGCCAATTGCACCTAAGGACCACCTGAGCCATGCGATCTATCTTGCTCTTCCTTATGATCTTCGCCCTCCCGGCTTTGGCCCTGGCCCAAACAATCGAACCATGCTCACGTTCCCCTAACAAAATCCCCGGCATCGACCTAGACGAACTCCGCTGCCAGATCTACATCGAGAGCCAAATGTTCGGCACAGCCCAGACCCAACTCGCCAACCTCCAATCCAAACTCACCATCCTCACCGGTGACCTAGCCGAATCGAACAAGGCCCTAGCCGACTCCGACTCCATCCAAGACGAACTTCAGGACCAGATCGATCCATGAGCGACGCTCGACCACCCCGCAACCGCTAGCTTGGAGGGCCATCATGCTTAGGAACATAGCCGGGATAGCTGGGATAGGTTGGTTTGGGCTGGCCCTTTGGTTAGCTCTTGGGTCTCTTGGGGCCCTAGCCGCGCCTAGCTTCCTTCCCGGGCCGCCGACCGTGGCCACGTTCCAATACACCTACACCCACATCTCCACCGACGCGACCACCCAGATCAAATCGGGCCCGGGGATCATGCACACGCTCTGTGTGAACAGCCCGGCCGCTACCGAGACGATCACGATCTATGATAGCCTGACCGGCTCCGGTTCGATCATGGCCGTCGTCACCCTAACTGCAAGCACGCAAAGTTGCTTCGCCTACGACATAGCGTTTGGCACAGGCCTCACCATCGTGACAGCCATTGCCGCAGGGGATCTGACTGTAACATGGCTTTAAGAGAGACAATCTTAGGGCTTGCTTTCGCCCTTGCGCGAGGGTTGCTCCATTCCCTCGTGCGTTGCGGCCCCAGCATCACTGGCCTCGGCTGGGGCCGCTTTTTCGCTTCGCGACCAAAGAACCTGTCACCTTCACCAACTAGCGGCGCTCCCTGCCCTCCTTGGCCAGCGCTGCTAGGGGCAACCCTGCGGATCGGGATAGGGTCATCCCTACTCTTCCTGGCCGCGGGGTTGCCTGCCTGGGCCCGGAGGCCACTTTGAACCCAGAACTGCTCGCTTGGCTAGCCGAATATCGCGATGATCCGCTAGGGTTCACCATGGGCGCATACCCTTGGGGTCAGGAAGGCACGGTCCTGGAGAACTTTTCCGGGCCGGATCAGTGGAGCATCGACCTGCTTGAGAGCGTGCGCAAGGGCCTGGTGGATTGGGCCACCGCGATCCAAATAGCCACCGCTAGCGGCCACGGCATTGGCAAAGCTCAGCTCTACGATGACATCGTTCCAACACCGGAAGGCTGCGCCACTTGGGGTGAGCTCCAGATTGGGGACCAACTATTCGGGGTCGATGGCCGGCCAGTTACAATAACCGCTACAAGGCATTACGAGCAGATTCCATTCTATCGAGTTACATTCGATGACGATTCATACATCGACGTCTCATCAGGCCATCTCTGGAACGTCCGAGGGCGTCAGGAGCGTCGCAAGGGCCTAGATTCATGGCGGACTCTATCGACAATAGACATCTTGAAACTCGGTGTAACTCGCCCCAACGGTGAAGCTCAGGCTCGTCAGTGGGAGATCCCAATTCAAGAGCCTTCTCAATTTGAAAAGAAGGACCTTAAAGTTCACCCGTATGTGATGGGTCTTTGGCTTAGTGATGGCACAGCCAGCACGTCATACATAACCAAGGAATGGCAAGGCCCACGAGACGTATTGACAAAGTTAGACATTGAATGGAGCCTGAAAAAGGACGAAGGAATAATCAAGATCATAAACATGCTTCGAGAGGACCCCGTCTTCTACCGAGGTTCTCATGAACGATACATCCCAAGAGATTACCTTACTTCTTCAGTTGAAGACCGCCTTTGGCTTTTCCGGGGGCTATGTGATGGGGATGGTGAAGTTCACGCATCAGGCTCGATTGGCTATTGCACAACATCTCAGCAGCTAGCTCTTGACATTATTGAACTCTCCCGTAGCCTCGGCTATAAAGCCTCTCTTCATGACGAAATAAAGTGGCCTTACTACCGTGACAAGGATGGGGACCTCGTCGAAGGCAAGGGAGCTTATAGAGTCACTATTAATTCCGATGAAAATCCATTCTCAGTCGAGCATCGACGCGTTGCTTGGAAGCCTAGCGAAGATCGATACAGGAAGCGGTGGATTGCGTCTATTGAATCAATTGGTCTGCATGATGGTATGTGTGTGACTGTAGACGCGCTGGATGGTCTTTACCTCGCGGATGATTTCATCGTCACCCATAACTCGGCGACGGTCGCCTGGATCATCCTCTGGGCCTTCTGCACGTTCCCCGACACTCGCGGGACCATCACCGCCAACACCGAAACACAGCTTAAGACCAAGACCTGGGCCGAGCTGGGTAAGTGGTTCAACCTTTCTTGGTTCGCCCGGGACCATTTCCAGCTGACCGCCACGGCCCTATTCTCCCGCGACCCGGATCGGGACCGAACTTGGCGGATCGATATGATCCCGTGGTCCGAGAAGAACCCGGCCGCCTTCGCGGGCCTCCACAACCAGGGGAAGCGGGTTCTTTTGGTGTTCGATGAGGCTTCCGAGATCGACGATATTATTTGGGAAACAGCCGAAGGCGCACTTAGCGACACCGACACTCAGCGGATCTGGCTGGTGTTCGGCAACCCGACCCGGAACACGGGTCGGTTCCGCGATTGCTTTGAGGGCGGGCGCTTTGCGTCCCTTTGGCAGCACAAGCAGATCGATAGCCGAACCGTTCGGATCACCGATAAGGTCTGGATCAATCGGCAGATCCACGCGTATGGAGGGGAGGACAACGACATCATCCGGGTGCGGTGGCTGGGACAGTTTCCCCTCCGCGGGTTGCTGGAGTTCTTCAGCGCCACCGAGATCGACGAGGCTATGGCTAGGGAGGTTCCCTATGTCGATCGATCTACTCCGCTGGCCCTTGGCGTTGACGTTGCTCGTTTTGGCGCTAACGATTCAGTCCTGTTCCCTCGAAAGGGCCGGGACGCAAGAACCATCGAGCGGGAGCGTTACAACGGTGTATCTACCACTGAGCTTAGTAATCGTGTCCTTGCCATGTTCGAGCGCCTCCGTCCAGACGGCATCTTCATCGATGGAGGTGGCGTCGGAGGGGGAGTCGTCGATCAATGCCGGGAAAAAAGGCTCTTCGTCTTCGAGGTCCTTTTTGGGGCAAAGGACGACATCACTGGCGTCGTCACGGACACCCCCGGCGAACGTTACGCAAACAAGCGGGCCGCCATGTATGGGGCATTACGGGCCTGGGTTAAGGTAGGGGCGCTCCCCGCCGATCCCAAGCTCAAAGAGGCCATGTTAGCGATCCGCTATACCATTAACAAACAGGATGCAGTCCAGCTCGTGAGCAAAGAGGATCTTCATTCGGAGAACCCTGGTCTGGTCCTGGACGATCTGGATGCGCTGGCGCTAACCTTTGGGGGTCCGCTGGCCGCCAACGATCGGGCCGGGGGCGAGTTCCCTCGTGCCGAGCTGGTTGTGAGTGAGTGGGACCCCTTCGACCCTGAGAGGATGGTGGCATGATTAAGTTTCCCGAACCCTGTTATTTGCCGCCGCTGATCGCTGCGATCGGTGAGGGAATCGCCTCGATAGGCGCAGCAGCCGGGGCTGCTGCTTCAGGCCTTGGCGCAGGAGGCTCTGCCCTGGCCGGAGGAGCCTTAGCCGGAGCTGGCGGGCTGGCAGCGAGCCTCCTTGGCCAGCCGAAGGCCCCGAACATCAGTCTCCCGGGTCAAGCGCCCCCGGCGCAGCAGCCGACCGGGACTGCGTCCACCTTCAAGCCCGCTCAGCCTAGCTTCCTTGGCGCGGCCGCGACCCCGGCCCAGAGCCAGGTGGGCGGGAAGAGCCTGTTAGGACAATAGCCAGGAGATCCACGATGCCAACCGTTCCCTTTGCCCGCCCCGGCTCAAGAGCCCAGCGCCGCACCGTTATGGCCCCGCCCAAGCCGCAGTTCCTTCAGATGGCAGCGGCCCAGATGATGAGCGAGGGCAAGTTCGGGCAGGTGCCGCAGGGCGGTGGGGCGGCCGATAAGTATGCTTCGATGCAACCAGCTTCGCCGATCGAGGGGCCGCCAGCCTAAGGAGCGAAGCGCATGGTTGAAGGCCTCTCGAACCTGCTGATCGTTCTGATCGTGATCGGGGTGATCTGGTGGATTGGCACGGAGATCCTCAAGCACGTGCCTGCGCCGATCCCCTTGAGGCTGATCTGGGACGTGGTGCTGGCGCTGATCTTCCTGATCATCCTGGTTAAGTTTGTGCTGGTTCCGGTTCTTAGTGGGCATCCTATGCTATGAGCAAGCCGACCGAAGCAGACTTCATGTATCACCGCTATTGCCAAGGGCGGCTGATGGGTCTGCGCGTCAATCGGTATAGTTGGTGGGTCCACTGGCGCGAGCTAAGCGATTACTTTCTTCCCCGGAGATACAAATGGCTAATCACCCCGAACCAAATGGCCCGCGGAGCGCCGATCAATCAGCACATCCTCGACGAGAGCGGGTGCATTTACGCACGGAACCTAGCCTCAGGCCTAGTATCTGGAAAGTCCTCGCCCACGGGGCCGTGGTTCAGACTAAAGGTTGGGCGGCTGGATGCTACGCAGACATCACCGGTTTCACTATGGCTTGCCGAATGCGAGAGGCTGCTTTATCTGATATTCTCCGAGAGCAACTTCTACAATAGCATCGCGGTTCTCTATTTTGATCTGGTGGTCTTCGGCACGGGGGTGATGCTGATCTACGAGGACTTTGAGAACGTTATCAATTGCATCAACCCCTGCCTAGGCGAATACTATGTTGACATTGATGGGAACTTTAGGCCGTCGGTCCTCTACCGTGAGTTCACGATGACGGTCGATGCGCTGGTGAATCGGTATGGGTTCGACAACGTTTCCGATCCGATCAAGCGCCTATATGAGGATCCGGGCGGGGCCAACCGGACCCGGGAATTAATAGTTGCTCACTCTATCGAGCCCAACGACGATGGCCAAGCAGCGAAGTTCGGCTATAGCCGAAGGGGTAAGTTCCGCGAGGCCTATTGGGAATGGGGTGGCTCGACGAGCCCGCAGGGTGGGAGCAATGCCCCGCCTGGGTTCCTGGAGAAGAAGGAATACCAAGAGAATCCCGCGATTATCGGGAGTTGGGACATCGTGAGCAACGATGCTTATGGCCGCAGCCCGGGGATGGATGCGCTGTTCGGGCAGAAGCAGCTTCAGCTTGAGACCCGGCGGAAGGCG